TTCCAAGTTACAAAAAATTTCACTTGCGTGATACCCACAGGGTATCAAGGCAAGCTATAAAAATAACCGGAAAGCAAACTTTCGTTAAGCGTTCTTGACACCCAGTAGGGCTCAAACTCCCGAAGGAGAAGACACATCGACCATGTCTTTTTGGTTGGATTTAAAGTCTCTCGACTAAGCACCCGTGGGAGTAGAGTTGTACACATACATCGTAGGTACATTTAAGAAAAATACCGGAGAATAATCTGGTCCAACTTGATATAAGAATCTATGATAGACTTGATCAGCATCCGAATGTGTACTTTCTTTCTGTATATACGTAGATCTAATAGCGTCATCACCTGACACATTAGATAACCCTTCTGTACGACTCGAAGGAGCAGTATCTAAAAAAGAGATAATGGAATACTGTGGTGCATTAAAACTAATACCAGTATTGGTTCTCTGATTAATCAATAATGCCCCACTATTTGTACTGTCATTCTGTGAAAATAATGCAGACAAACCATTGCTACTTAAAGCAGAAAGCTGAGTACCAGAATAGGTATAAGCTGCAGACGTAAGATTAGTCTTAGGTCGTGAGATGAGAAAAGATGCAGGCAAATATCCATCAAAATCTATTTTCCAAGTAAATGACCCTCTTTCTCCTAGAAAACAGGGTGATAAGAGATTATAAGGTGTAAAATTTACAAAATTATAACTTGCTGTAGATGCACCTACTATCTCATTCGCCGAATGTATTCCGTCTGGATCAAAACCTCTATAAAGAGGTCTACGAGCCATAGTCATGACATCATAAGTACTCCAACTAAGAGCAGTATCATTAAGTTGCACAAACTCTTGATTACATCTCATCAGAAGAGACCGTAAATTAACAATCTTCTCTCCCATATATATAAGATTGATATTATCATCCACAGTTGAATGACCACCAAAACTAATTTGCTGGGTTGTCTGTAGTCCACTTTGGACCACAAAATGAGATAGATCTTCATTAATCTCTTTAGGGCTAGCGAATTCAAGATTCTCTGAACCTCTAACACTGACTAAGACCGTTATGTCGGAGGACGTAACAGGTGAAGTTTGTTCATTAAGTACACGCACAGTCAAAATACCATTGACTGTATCAGAAGTATCTTTAGATAAAGACACAGTATTGTAAATAGTGGACGTCGGGTCAGTAGGGATTTTCTGATATGCAGTTCTTTGACAATAAGGAACTGTAATGGACACATTCGTGTTCTCAGTAATATCCACTATAGACGTATAAACTTCTGTTGAAGAATCAGTAACATTACCAATATTTCCAACTGGATCCCAGGAGATTCTCAATCTACCACGGTGGTATTGGGAGCACAAAATCTTTAAATCAAAGATAATATCGCCTCTCCAATAATCAAACATATTAGCAACTAACCAGATAGGTGTTCCGTTGACAATAGTTTGGCCTGTACCAGCAGTCGTTGAAGACATGTAAGGTGTCACATAACTGTTCCATATCAATGTTCCAGCGACATCAGAACTTGCCCAAGTAAAATTAGTTAAATAACTAGTTTTTTGCACAAAATTCGAAATGAGTAATGGATCTTCAGATTCCGCTCCAATTGAACTATTGTTCACAGTTAATTCATTCTTCGAATCAACACACAACCTCTCAGTACAATCACTAATCTCAGCTGTGGCCAAACCATGGAAGGGTAAATTCTTGTATGGTTTGACATCTTCAATAACAGGTACTTTTGTATAACCAAATAGTGAAGCTATATTGGATACTGTATCAGCGGCTATAGAAGTAGCCGTCATGAAGGTACCAATAACAGGTACTGATCCCAACAGACCAGTAGCCCGCGCTATAGCACTAGCTGGTTTGGAAACACAACCTTTTCCATATTCATCTTTCGATTGAACAGCAAGATCTACAGTTAAACCTGAAAGTACAACGTTTTCAGCCCACGCATAAACTTGAACATCGATAGATGTTCCAGTGGCTGCACTAGCTGTACGTAATATATCAAATGAATCCAAGAACATAATACCCATATTCTGAAGATCAGATGATGATGTCAATTTCAACCATTCGTAAGGATAGACAAATGGTAGTGTCATCTCGCCTCCCTCATTGGTCTGTGGATAAACCATAATATGAGGACGTTGCGAATAACCTACAAGAGGATCACCAAGCGTAGTTGATACGGAAGCAGAATTGTATGAAGATACAGGTAGGTATGAGAGCATTAAAGCTGAATAATAAAATGGCGACGCATTTATCATCACTTTTATATGCAAATCACATCTAACAAAGGCATAATTATCAATCTTCTTCTTAATAGAAGTATGATCAAAAAATAAATGCCAAGGTCGGATAGATGTATCGACATTAGCTCCCAATGTCCAATTGGTAGTATGTATCAAAACTGGTCTTTGTAAAAATTGACCAATATCTGAATTGACACTAGTTGTTGGAGCATACAATGACGGAACCATAGATTTAGATTCATTGTCAACACACTCTTGATCATCAAATGAGACATTCACTTGAGTTTCAGTTTGACTCTCATCAGTCCCAATGACTCCAGATTGGACGAAGAAATCGTCTACTGAAAGAACATTCTTAACTGGTTCAGTATACCCAAGCATGCTGCAAGTATCTGTAATTTCACGAGATGTTTCGTTAAAAAGAGTCGCAAGAGCGACATGAACATCGAAAGACGTTGAGAAACCTTCCGCATACAAACTTTCAATCGATTGCAAAGTTTGACCAAAGCGAACAAGAATTTCTTTGATTTGTGAAGAGTTAAGCTCCTCAGTCTGTTTTTGTGTTTTTTGAATTTTCGACATAAAATTATAAAGCTAATTGACACGTGACTTTACCACCCTAAGGTAGGCTTACAATCATAGGCCTCAGCACACATGCTCCAACTACGCAAAATGTTGGAACGTTACATATACACGTATGCATCTTCACGCACACAAGCGCTACGCTTGTGAGTTTGACATTATTTATCTAGTATACAACAGGACGATAGTTATACATTTAAACAGGTAACAACGAATAAAACACCTAAAAGTACTGTTCATAGGTCGGACAGTACTTTGAACTTCTTTTAAACTGTTCACACAGTGAAGCGTATGTGGGGAAAGTAGATTCTTCAATCCAATCTTCCCAATCTAGTTCTTTAACTAGATTCTGTAACATTTTTCTCTTTTCAGAGAAGGTTGTCTCACCATAAAAGAAATACTCACGAAGAGCTGTGGAAATCACAGCCATCCCTTGGTATTCTTCGGTAACTGACTTGGAACGATTCCAAACAGTAAGCATTTTCTCAATGGAATCATGATCCAATGGAGCTAACATGCATCCCAAATTATCATCTAATTTCCATGTTCTTTTCAGAAATGAAGCATCTTTGATGTGAATGAAGGGAATACTTTCAGTTTCTTTATCAGCCATAGTATAAACTATGTCTAATTTAGCAAATGCTTTTGCGATATTGGTGTGATTAAACCAGTCTGCACTCTCGTGAACAGACATGATATTATCATCACCATATGTCATGAGACTCACCTTTTCAGCAAAATCTCTAACAGTCTTTTCAGGGTTTTCAAGCCTATAGACATAACGCATACGCAGGGAATTCACAATACCATTAAGAATAACGGTTAAAGGATTCCCTGAGGGATTGGATCCAAATAATTGAACCAAATCGCCGTTGAAATCAACGATCGCAAAAGCTGTATCTTCAGCAATACCGCGGATGACAATAATGTCTTCCTCAGTATAATTGCCAGATAACTTACAAATGTCAATGATGATCTCAAATGCCCCAATAATTTCTTTGGGGCTCATTTTTGTCGAAAGCTTTGTAATCACCTGCAACAATACGGTCAAGGCCATGTGTGACTACGTAATCATACATTTCTTGCCACTCAAGCGATTGAGCTACAGTACCTGGTCCTGCCTCAAAAGCAAAACGGTTATTCTGTAATAATCGAGTAAATGACAATAAGTATTTTCTCACTACGATGCACCAATCAAAAGGTGCACCCGTGAATACACGCGTCTTCCCGATTTTGGCTTTCTTGAAGGAAACAGGTTCATCTTTGAGATGAGCACAAAAATTGGGATTCACTCTCTGTCCAGTTTTGTAGATTTCGATCATTTCATAAACTCTTTCCATGATCTCGGGATCTACTTCAACAGGATCTAGCATACCATGTTTAGGCATAATAGATGTCAGAAAGAATTTCTTGGATCTCTTCCAAGGATTTCCCGCACTCGTATTACGATTCATTTTGTCTACATATGATACACAGGCACCATTAATGGCAGTAAAATCATCAAGTACAATCATTTGTTCTTTGATATCGTTCAAATCAGTTTTGGCAAGTATATTTCTAAGATAACTTGCTTTACACTCTTCAAGCAATACCGTATCCAACTCATGTATAGGCTTAACAATATCCTGAGCAGCTATGTGCCAAGGGACCCAAGATTTCATCTCAGGTTTACAGAATTTAACCGTATAACCTTGTGATTTGAGTTTCTCACTCATGGGTGTCTCACAGACTTTAGATCCACTTTTACCTCGAAAATCAGTGAAAGAACCATAAAGACTCATATTTCCCTCATCAAGATAACGGAAGACTGACTTCTTATGTAAATCTCCCACTTTACGAGATGTGGTTTTGGAATTAATGAATCGCATATCACCCTCAGAGATATTATGTGACGATAACTTCATATACGTAGTGTTAATAAAATCACCATCAACATCAGCAGCAAAAACTTCAGTACCATTAAGATTATTAGCAAGAAAATGCAAACCCAAAATTGAATACCCATAACTGCTGTTAATTACCAATGGTGATCCGCAATCGCCATCTGATGTATAATCAGAAACTTTTCCTCTCCATAAGGAATTGCAAGCGTCAATACCATAATTTGGAAATTTGAGTTTGCGCTGAGGTAATTTTTGAATGTTTTTTACATCTCGATAATGAATACTTCCATCTTGACAGCGAGTAATGTATTTTCCATTAAAAACTCCATTCGCGTCACCAAGTTTGAAATATTGAGCAATCTTTTTCATAGGTGGCATCTCACGTATAGTAACAAATGCTAAATCTTTTTCTGGAAATCGTACTACATCACCATCGCTAAACACCACTTTCATATTTGCACCAACACCTTTTTTGGATGATCTTATCACGTCCATATAGGTACAGCTTAAGGTAGGTATATTATGATTGTTAGTCACGTAAATATGACCACCTAAACACAACATCTTGCCTAACGCACGATTGCCATCTTCTCTGACTATAGCTGTATGAATTACATTATCAGATATCTTTTTACAGAATTCTGAAAACTCCATGCTTTTAGACGAAGAACTTTCCCGAGAGAAATTAGCGGTACACAAATCAATATCATTATTGTACCACACATTCTCTTTGGAATTCAATTCAGCAACAGGTCGTGTACCAACTTCTCCCCCTTGAGGAGAACATTTCTTGTACATTTTGTAAAGACCATATGCACAACCTAATGTACCAACCATAGTCAGTAATATCTTAGGATGACCAATCAGTTGACTGACACGATCACCCAAACCTCGCCAGTATTGCATACCAGCAGCATTCGTTAGAGCATTCTCCATAAAATACTTTGCTATACTCACGTTAACTCGCATATTGTTAACAGCTTCTGTAGTCTCCAAGACAACATTATTGACTATTTTCAAAGTATTAATCGTATTAACGATATTACTCCAATATCGAACGACAAGCAAAGCACAACACAATATAGTGAATGAATACACCTCCGAACCAAGTCCAGAATATCCTCCTTGGACGTTGCAAGAACAAAGTGTATCAGGTAATGAACATACCATACAAAGATCAACCTCTTTCATAGCATCTATACACTTTCGCACTCGATTTTGATCTAAGTTAAACTTTTCAATCATGATATGCAACCAAGACAGTAAATCTTTGAGACTCATATTTTCTTCCACAAGGTGAATAGTGGCTAATCTTTTTCCTTGATCAACAGCCACCGGTTGTACCCTTTCAACCTTAAAGGTCCAAAGTTCAGGATACGGACTTAAATCTGTAACATTCTCAGAACTCAACATTCCTCTTTCATCTTTATACTCTTCACGAACTGAAGGAGTTATGATATAGGGGAATCTTCGTTGTACAGCTGAAGGGCGCGAAAATAAATGATAAGTATTCAAGTCTTTGACATTAGTTGTTGCCACAACTAATTTGGCTCGCATTGGAGTTCGACCTTTTTTATCAAGAGCAGCTTGATCAGGACAAAATGCAGCATTATTAATGACTTGAATGACCTCATCTAAAGATTTAGGATCCTTCAGATCAGGACTCTCATTGGCTACATCATCAAGTACAATAGTATGACAAGAAGATGTATATCCATCCCAAAACTTTGCTGCAGGATTTTTTGTATATCGGAATTCATCTCCCAATGGCAATTTTTCATGTTTCGCAAAATACGTACATAAAATATTCGTTATGGAAGTCTTTCCAATACCCGAATCACCATACACAAGTAAACTGAAAGGAGCTTTTCGATCTCGACGGGCTGCCGAGTGAGTATTCAAATCATCTCGCATTATGAGCATATCATTAAGAGTATTTCGTATGATAATTACATCATTCTTATCAAGACCAACTGAATGTTTTGACACACTCTCAAGTTTCTCAATAACATTATCAAGATCTGATCTAAATTCACTTTCTGTGAATCCGTGTTCTTCGGGATTGTTCAACAAAGGTTCTCTACGTTGCAACTCTCTGCATTTCTCATAGATTTCCTTATATGTTCCTCCACTATGAAATATAGTAGAGATATCGCCAGTTTTAAAAACTTGATATCCTCTTTCGAGGATAAACAATAAAGTATCTGCAAGAACGTATAAAAAATCGCTCTTCTTGTAGAACTTCTTCTTCAAAGCTGCTTGTTCCAATTTCGAATAACCAAGAGAATCCATTGTTACACCTATGGCATCAAAAATAGAAAGAGATAGTAGATACATACAGCATCTATAAATCTTCTTTGCTATTTCACTCTCACAAATATTCTTGTAAGAATTGAGAAAACTTCTCGATGTTTCAAAAAAATCACCTGACTGTGGAGTGAAACCAGACCATATTTTCTTAATATATGGAATCACTCGTGTCATGTAAATCTTATATGTTGATTCATTGTATCGACATTTCAGAAAGATAGTGATAGCTCTCACTACCACATCAAATCTTAACATTCCTTCAACTTTCTCAGTGGATAGTTTAACGAACATAACAATATCATCAATCAACTTCATAAGATATTCTTGGTCCATAGTGGAAAATTTTGCGTCTAAACACATAGCTGCATCTTTAAATCCAAAACCTGGACCATCGGATCGATTCTTGTGCATATAATAAGTTTTGATATTTTCCCAACTTACTTGAACACGATACTTGGGTTTTCGTTTTTCGACTTTATCACCAAAAATATTGATGTCATAGTCATATCGACATAAATACTCTTTACGAGTATAATCGACGGGTTCATATTGTGAATAAACATCTTCTTCAATATCACTCAAAATGTTCATATCATCAGAACTGACTTCATAAAAATCAGGTTGATATATGTCCTCAACATAATCCTCGGGATCATAAAGACCCGAGTGACGATTGGAGGGATGAACATCACAGATATCATATCCGCAACAACAGACCACATTTTGTGGTCGAATATGGTGAGGTATAAATTCACCATACAAATCTTCAGAATCTTCTGAAAATTCTCCATACACTAAAGAGGTATGGTTAGAACTTTGTTCAGTACACCATTCAATGGTATCTGACGTCAAAGCTTCTTCAATGTCTAAACAAAACTGGACTACTTCTCTTGGAGTAGTGTGTTCTTCAGGATAGACATATTCGGTTCGCGATCTCAATAAAAGATCAATGACCCACTCTGGAGTGGATTCATTTCGTAAGAAGACTAAGCTTCTGTTCAAGTCATAATCACTAAGATTATGGAGCATCTCATGCATAATTCCATGTGAATCATATACAGAAAGGAAAGTATGATAACAATTACCTTCTGGATAATTCTTTTGTGGGGCTACCACTTCGTTTTGCCGGGCGTTACCTCGGACATCATTTAATCGTTTTTCGTTAGTTGTGACCATAATTAATTTGATTAAAAAAGGGTAGGCATTAGCAATTATTCAGGCAGCTAAAATCTAAACAGACCTGGATTGTATTTTGAGGCATAACAATAATAGCCTTAACTTTTAGAAAAAGTAAAATGAAAAATATGAAATGTATACATAAGAGTTAATATGTGAGGTTCAGAGTCCTCAACAAAACTTGATATGAAAGTACATACTACAAATAAATGTAATATGAGAATATAAAATTTATTTTTATTTTTATTGTTTTTTAAAAATGCAAACTCCCCGACTAGGAAGTGTTAAATATAGCAGCTCGACGCGAGCTGTAGAAACGAACATATAAAAGGGGGGGGGTTTGAAGAATTAGTGAAACAATTCGACGTTACTTCAATAACGGCAAAAGTACAAATTCACTAAAGGAATCTGGAATAGGGCCAGAAACGACAAAGATGAGGGTCATTGTCAACTCAAGAAGGGGTTAGTGCCCTATGAAAATAAAGCTCTTCATAGGGGGTTAGTGCCTTAACAAGAAGACAGGACAAAACATAAATGAAGAAACTAGTATGCCTAAGGCAAATTTCAATGAAAATGTAAACTACAAAACAAATTGTAGCTGAATCAAGTGCTATTAATTTAGAAACGACGGGACGTATTATAGCTAATACGAACGGACGATCGAAGGATCGATCAAACATGAGGGAGTGGTGAAAACCACTCCCC